GGCAATACCTGCACCGCCAGCACCAGCCAACACCTTGATCGCTGAACCAGTGTTGTAGTAAAGTTTTCCATCGGCGTAATTTATAGCCAACTCACCCACAGCCAAGTTGCTAGTAGTAGGAACGTTGCTGGCCGTGCCAGACTTAAACAAAATAATGGGCGTGTATCCAGTTTGTGCCATGTTTCTTCCTTAGAAAGTTCCGCCGTTGATGCCGCCGGTAATCGCGTTTGATGTTCCGTTATAAGTCAACCCAGAGTTGACCGTAATGCCATTGTTGCCCGATGTGGCTGTCACAAAGGCAAGATAGTTGGTTGTCGCACTACCCGTTGAGGTCGCCACATTGGTAGCATTCGTCGCTGTGGTAGCCGTTGCAGCATTACCACCAATACTCAAGCCCGATGCCGTGCCAGTAATGTTTGTACCAACCAACGTGCTGGGTGTGCCCAAATTAGGCGTCACCAGTGTTGGCGATGTGGCCAACACCACACTACCAGAACCCGTGGTTGATGAGCTGGACGCTGCAGTCAATTGCCCTTGAGCATTGACTGTGAAGTTACCAAGCGTATAAGAACCAGCAGTTACAGCTGTGTTGGTAATGCTAAACTGTGTGCCTGTAAGTGTCAGCCCCGTACCGGCTGTATATGAACCCGCGCCAGCAAACTGCACCCAAGTAACTGCAGTAACGCCCAACGTGCCGCCTGGGTCAACCGTACAAACCCAACCTGTGTCGGCCTGCAAAGTGCCTTGTTCAACCCACACATAAGCAGAAACCAATTGATTCCATGTGTTGGCGTCACTGGAGCGGGTCCATGCGCCTGAAGAAGACACATAAATGCCGTTATTTGCTGCGGTTGATTGGTTCTTAACCAACACACGGCTTGAAGACGTTGTAAAACCGTCAATTGTCTGCTCACCAGACAGCGTGATGTTGGCTGTTGTAGCAACCAAAACCGGCGCTTTGGTATTCAAACCTTGAGCGACGGAGTCAACATACTGCTTAGTGGCCAACTGCAGCGCCGACACGGGATCTTGCGTCACCGTCACGCTGGTCAAGCCAGCAAGCGTTGAAGCCGTAGCACCCAACGAAATTGCTGTTGAACCAATCGTCACCGAACTGTTTGCCAACTGAGCGTTGGTAATAGTGCCGGATAGCGATGTTGTGGGGATTGTGGTGCTTGCTGTGGTTGCACCCGCGCCATTACCATACAAATAGCCTGTGAGGCCCAACGCCAAGCTATTCAGTGTGGCAAGGCCTGTGGTACTCAGCGTTGTAAAAGCGCCCGTAGAGGCCGTTGAAGCCCCTATTGTGGTCCCGTTGATTGAACCACCAGTAATCGTGACGTTACTAAATGTGCCTGCTGCAGCCCCCTTTGAGGCCAGCACTTGAATAGTATTGGTGTTGTCTTTGTAAAAAAGCTTACCATCAGTGATATTGATGGCCAACTCAGAACCGCTTGAGCTGTTGGTTAGACTAGAAGCAACTGGTGAATTTCCAGAAGTACTTGATGCGTATAACAGGATGGGCGTATAGCCAAATTGTGCCATTTTTATTCCTTAAAAAGCTCCGCCACCGATGCCGGTAGTAGCCGTTAAAATTAGGCTAGAAAATCCGCCTGTTGATGGGTTGTATTGCAATTTAGTAGACGAGGTGTACTCGGTTGTCACATTGCCGCTTGTAGCGCTTACAAACACAGGATACCTCGTTGCGTTTGTGGTTGTATCATCTTGCAACGTCACATTACCACCAGGCGCACCTTGTGGAATACCAAAATTAAAAATTGCGTTGGATGTTGTACCCACATTCGTCACAGTGGGTGTTGCGCCGTAAGGCAATGTGGTTGCTGTTCCAGCTGTTAGCGTTGCTGCAGCACCAGTAGCGCCGGTGTCGCCTTTAGGCCCTTGTGGTCCAATCACATAACCGGCATCTGTCATAGCGCCAGTTGAATTGGTCAAAATTAAGTGGCCTGCACCGTTTACAGTTGCAGCAATATAGCCAGGAATTGGGCCAGCAGATGATGTTGTGCCATCGCTGTAGTAAAACACCAAGTAATTACTTGAATTAAACGCAACATTCGTGATCAACTTTCCCGGCGAAATTGCGTTGGCAATTTGGCTGATTTGGACCTGCTTAGTAACGCCGCCTTGGACAATGACTGTTTGTTCATTGCCCGTAACGGTCTGTGCAACAGGAAGTTGGGTTATCGACTGATCAGCCATTTAATTATATGTGAACCCGCCGTTGAAGGTTGCAGTATTAAAAGAGGTTGTCACAGTCACGTTAACAGGACCCGTCACAGCATAAGCTGGCGTAACGGCTGTTATTGTGGTCGAATTCAAAATATTAAAACTTGCGGCATGTGTTCCACCAAACGCCACATTCGTAGTATTGGTAAAATTGTTGCCTTGGATTGTTACGTTTGTACCGCCCGACTTTGTGCCATTGTTAGGTGTCACAGAGTAAATAATTGCAGCCAAAGAGTTGTTTGATACCGCAGTGCTGTTGTAATTCAAGTCGCCCTGAGTATTGCCACTTGGAACGCCTTCAATAAAGATTGCGTTATTACCATACCCGTCTGTAGTTAAGATCTCGTTGGCAGTCAACGCAATATTAACATCAGGACGAGGAAACCGAAGCGCAATGTTTTCAGTTTGACGAGCAGGTAAGCGCCAAGGGTCAAACTTATCTAAATCATCCTTGCATACCCGCATCCCAGGAAAGTTGGGATCTGGCATTAAATCTACATAGGCGAACTTACGGTTACACCTATCACAAATTGCGATAGATAAAACCGAGTTTGCGCGGGTATCAAGGTAGACAGGCATTTAAGTGCCTTACGCTGTTTGACCGTCGAGCTTAATCAACTTACCAGTTACAATAACACCAGCCGCAACAGTGCCTGTGCTTGCAGAAAGTTGCCATTGAATATCGGTTTTTTGCGTATACGCAAAAGGATCCGATGCGCGGTTGGCTGAGTACAAGGAGACAAAAGGTTGTTGTAACACAGTCAATTGAACACCGGTCACGTTGTTTAACGCTTGAACACGATACGTAATAATCACACTGCCAGTGTAGCTATTAGAAGTATTGACTTCTGCTAAATCTAAATAGAAAGTATAACCATTTGGCACAGTAAAAACTGTGCTTTGTGATTTACCAACGCCAGCGTTAATTTGAGCCAAAGTATTAGTGCTTTGCTTGATGGTAATAGTACCAACATTTGTAACTTGGCTAGTGCCTGGAGATGCCATAACCAAACCATTAACACGCAAATAACTATTAACCGTAGTGACACCCGTAGTGCCATTCAAAAACAACGTTTCTGAAATGGGGTTAAAATTAGCATCCAAACCACTAATAAGGACCGATGCGCTGGTATTATCCGACGTAGAATTACTAACTAGAGTCAGGGTAGATGCTGATGTGGGAAAAGTGTAAGTTGAAGCATTTTCCCAAATTGGAATTGGGGTTGTGCCAACGGACGCTTGATAACCAAAAATGCTAACAGTTTGATGACCAGCAATTTGGTTACGAGCAACTTGTAAATCAAACGGCTCATATGCACCCTGCATGGTAACAGAGGGCATAATTGAAGGATGCTGTTGGAGATTTGAGACGAGATTCGATGCCATAATTAATTCCTTATAAGTTAAATCGGGGGCACTAGGCCCCCAAGGTAATTAATTATTGGTTGGTATAACCTTGGCCCACGTTAGTGACCGAACCGTCAAAGTTACGAGCAGAATAGCTAACATCAAACATGCCAGCCAAAGTTCCGGTCACGCCAGAAGTAGTGCCAACAGTGAAGGTAACTTGAACGTCGCTAGTGCCCACGTTGGCCAACAATGCTGCAACAGCTGCAGTAGCAGTGAAAGCAATAGAAATCACGCCGCCAGTGGTGGTGGGGGTAATAGTACCAACGGAAGTGCCGTTAACAGCAACAGTAATAACCATGCCAGTAAAAGCCGAGGGAGCGGTGGTTTCAAACAAGCGCACGTTGGTGATAGCAGCGCCAGCGGGGATCCACACGGGATCTTGGGTAATAGAAGAGCTGCCCGTGCCGTAGGTGGTGATAGCACCAGCTGCGTTAACACCAGAGAAGGTGACTTGTTGGCTGACAGACACTACGCCAGTGTTGTCGGGAGCGATGACGCCGTTGTTCGTGGGGTTGTTATATTTGTAGACACGAATCGGCTGATTGAAAGTAACTGACATGGGTTTTATTCCTATCTAGAGTTTATAGCCCCACTCAGTCGCTAGATCGTCTACTGGGAAGCTCAGTAGTCTGTTGGGGGCAAAATCTTCCTATAACTACTAATGCAGAAATTACGCATTAAATGCCCCAAATATCATACTTGTTTGACTTCTTTATGTTCTCTGCACCTGGTATTACTTGCAAGTTTTCTGGCACATGCAAACCAGACACATTACGGCCCTGTAACGGAATGATGTGATCAACGTGCCAAGGAAACCCAAGCAACTCGGTGCGCCTTTGCGCTAAATGATAGTATTCTTCTATTAACCACAACCCTTCGCTGGTTAGCCAGCATGGTGTGCGTTGCAGCTTGGCTGCGCGGCGTTTTGCTTCTAATGCGGCCCGTTTATCTGGATTTCTAGCAAAATATTCTCGGTTTCTTGCATTGTGGTTTTCGCGGTCTTTTTCTCTGTTTTTTCTATGGTGTTCATGCCGTTTTTCAGGATTAGCCAAAGCCCATTCACGAGAACGTTGTTTGGTAAGTTCCTTATTACGTTCGTACCACTCCTTGCGAAGTCGTTTGGCGTTTTCTTCGTCTCTTGGCATAAAAAAGGCTCCCAACCTTTTGAGTTGGGAGCCAGTATAGCAGATTAATCGGTTAGATTACAGACCTGCAGTGCCATAAATATTTCTGGCATCGTGCCATCCGGTTGCATAACGTTCGGTGGCTTTGTAGCGCATCGAATCAGTCTCAAAGTCTCCCTCCATCGATTTTTCCATAGGACGGCGCATAACGAGCATCAAGCCGTTTTCAGCGTCGGTCTGGATCCACCATGCTTTAGAAGAGCTCAAACGAGTAACCACATGAGCGCCCTTTGGCAACATGCCGGTGGACTTGATGGGGTTCAGATCGTTATCAGCAGTGCCGGAACGCAGAACAGACTTCAAGATAACTTCCGATTGGAATTCCAAAGCGGGAGGAACCACGAGTTGTTCAGCTTTCAGACGGATACGCTTGCCGTTATTGTCAACAGCGCTGCGGATTTGAATCAACAACTGTTCAACAGAAGTTTGGCTCAAAGAAGCTGCAGTAGACAATTGGTTCGAGTAAGAACCGCCGTTAGCGATGGGGTGAGCGCTATTGATCAAAGTAACGCCGTCGCCGCCGATGTAACCGCTGGTGAACGCAAAGTTCAACAAGTTGGCGCACAAGGTTTCCTTGGTTTCAATCATGGATTGAGCCAAGTGTTTAGCGAAGGTGCTGCCGATACGGATATGGTCGCCGTCTTCCATCAAAACTTTGGTCAAGGCATATGCCAAGCCATAGATTTGGTAGATGAAACGGGTGATATACAGCGTACCGCCTTGATCGTACGACACTGGAGTGCCGTCGGGCATTGCGGGAGCTGCATTCATACCGTACAACATCACTTCTTCGTGATAGTTACGGGGAATACCTTGGATTTGTTCAACAAATCCTTTCCATTCATCGTCACGTTGCTCGTAAACACCGTCAAAGACTTCGTTGATAATCGGTTCGACTACCGCACGAAAGTCCGTACTACGCATTGGGGTTGCCATAGCTTATCTCCTTTCGTTAATTAATTAAACCGATACCGAAGCGGCAGCGAATTGGTTGTTGCAGATTTGGACTTGCACGATAGTGTAAGCGTCACCCCAAGCGTTGTTATAACCGCCAGGATAAGCCACTTCACGACCCAAGCCAACCACGCGAACTTGACCTTGGTTGCCGGTACCGACAGAGGTAGCCAACAAAGCAGTGGTCGAGAAGCCAGCGCCGCCGTTACCGATGGAATAACCGTCAGTCACAGTAGAACCAGTGGCGGTGTCAAAATTGTACTCAGTACCAATAGCTGCAGTAGTAGCAGAACCGTTAACTTGAGCTTCATACACCAATGCGGGATCAGAGAAGATCCAGAACAAGATATTGGTAGAAGCGTCCAAGGTGGTTTTGGAAGCATACTTAGCCACGGAACGACGGCCATCAGAGTTGGTGTACTCGACGCCATCAAACACACCGAACACTTTACCGGAGCCAGAGCCCGAAGCGTTTTGTGCGGCGATAGTCAATTGACCAGTGGTCGTAATGGCCACGGGTTGGAATTGAAAGAAAGATTGGCCAGAAGACAGCGAGTAAGGGGCGGTATAGGTAACGCCAGCATTGTAGGTATTAGTACCTGCAAATGCGGTAGCGCGATCCAAACCACTTGGATGGTACACTGGCTTCAGACCAAAGGGTTGAAATACTGTAGACATATTTTTCCTTTGTTATTTTTGAAGTTTGTTAATCGAAACGAACGTTCATACCGTTCGCTCGTTTGGTTTCCTTTTCCATTTCCAGAACACCGCCTTCAAGAATTGAGCGCCCGCCTTTTCCAGCCTCTGCAGCGCCACGGACTTGGTCCATAATGCTACGTTGGTGTTGAAGCGGATCTTCCAAGTGGAACATTTTCATCACTTCTTGATAGATGTCTTCTGGTAATTTAAATAAAACCATTTCGTTACAGCTAACACAGCCTTCAAACTTGCCCGAGCTCATCTTACCTAGCGATTCAAAGCCAACTCCGAGTTCTGCGGCTTTCACTGGTTCATAACCCAACGCCATGCGTTTGTCGATACTGTCATATGTGTTGGTTGTTGACAACCAGCACAAGTGCATTCCGGGGATTAATCCCTTTGGAATGTCTGGCAAAGCAGAGTTTTGCCATTTATCTCGGAACGCTTCGAGGCGTTCCCGTTTAGATAACTCTTCAGGATTTTCGGTACGTTCACGGGCTTCATGCGCTCGTACAATCAAACGATCATCCACATCTCGTGTAATTCTTGAATTAGACATTTTATTTCTCCTTATGCGTTACGGTTTTCACGGTCAAATTTGGCGTAGGCTTTAATCATTCGAGCCCGTGCTGCTGGATTATCCCAAGCACCGGCATCTTTGATTGCCTGAACACGATCACGACTCAACGTGATGGTGTTTGCTGACTTCACACTAGGGCTGGCAGTTCTGCCATTAGCCTGTGGGCCAGCATTACGCTGTTGTCCCGTTTTACCTGCATAACGATGCGGCAAACGTGCCTTCAAACGATTATCTAACTCATCCCAATACTCAGAGTCAGACGGATCCCATCCATCTGCTGCTAATTCTTGGTCAATAACCTTGGCGATCTTGGAATCAGTATCCTTTGCACCAGGGTCATACCACTTATTTTTGTTTAGCCAAGTTTGTGCGTTACGCTGTACCTCATCAGACACAGGGTTAGGCACATTTTGTTTGGGCCTTTTAGCTTCTTCCAATTGTTGTTTTTTCAACGCTTGGACTTGGCTCAAACGAGTCTTCGCATCTTGCAATTGTTCCAAGTATTGAACTTGGCCAGCTGCATTATTCTGTTGCGAGGCCTCTAACAGTTTCATTTTGGCATATTCAACACGAGTTGCCTCGTCTTCAATCGCCTTATCCACTTGAGCAAACTGGTAAGATGCTGCAGTGTTCTCCACCGCCGCTACTCGCCTAGCCAACTCTTCATTACGTCGCTCTAGCGCCGCAATTTTATTCTTTGCTGAAATTTCACGCTGGCGAGCCAGCTCTTTTTTCAGATTTCGTTCTTTACGACGGGCTTCGCGGATTTTGTCACGCTTATCGCCACTATCGTCGTCCGATTCTTCGTCTGCATGGGCCTCTTCTTCATGATGCTCTTCTTCCTCGGCATCTTCTTCGGCTTTTTCTTCTAATTCAAGCTCTTCTTCAGCCTCAATAGCAGCAACAGCAGAACCGTCTTCTTTTTCCTTTACAGGAAAGATCTTTTCATCTTTTTCTGACATACTTTTTCCAAAGTTAATTAATCAACAAACGCTTTCATGCGTTGGGCAAAATCAAACGAGCGAATCTTGGAGATAATCTCGCGGGCTTGGAGTGTAATAAACACCACAGGAGCGCCACCGTCATCAGGACTCACAACAAAACGGTCACCACCATATTTAATGGTACGAACCAGATCGCCAACTTGACACCAAGGGCCTTCAGGCCAAGGTTCCAGCGTGTCGGGGCTCTTATAGGCCAGCGGGCCAATCCCAATCACTTTGGCTACAGTTTCGTTAAACCGCAACGTTTGCTTGGTTTCATCAACCAAGATAATTCCACCCTTACTGGCTGTCTTTTCTCGGCGCAATTGCACCAATACTCGGTCACCAAGGATATCAACACCTGGATCTACAATCGGAAAACATTCCAACTCAGACCGTGTGTCAGGATCATCCTTTTTGTTATAATCAATTGCCATTCGGCAATCCTTTCTAGGCTATTCAGCCTCGTCATCCTCCGAAAGTAACTCATCAATCAGGAGTAAGGCTTCGGATACGCCCTCTCTTTTTCCTACAAGCTTTTGGTATGAATCAAAGCTATGGATATTAGTACCGGATGCAATAACTTCGACTAATTCTTTATCAACTTTTTTAAGTCGATGAATTAATTCTGAAATTAAATCTTTCATATTACAACTTATGCATAATATTGGGGCAATATGCCCCAAATATTAATAAAAGTTACCGTGACCGACTTCTTTAAGGTTTTTATCAGGACCAATTTTTTGTGTTTTGGTCAATTTGGCTTGAGCTGCGCCAATTTTCCAGTTATTATCGCGGTGTGAGCCGCTGGGTCCTTGTTCTACCTTTTGATCAGGGCCACCAGCATAGCCGGGGGTGCCAGTCATTTGGTACGATTTGCGAAAACCGAGGTTCTTGTCCATTTTTATTGTCCTACTGGTGGTTGCTGGGGTTGTTGAGCCGGTTGCGCGGCCTGTTGGGCAGCTTGTTGCTGCATTGTGTTTTGATGTTGCGCCTGTTGCTGGGCAGCTTGCTGTTGTGCTTGGGCCTGTTGGTTAACTTGTTGGGCCTGTTGCTGGAAAGCTTGCTGCTGGATTGCTAAACCATGCTGGCGAATGTCCTCATTGGCCGCATCGATAGCTTGAGTGGCCGACATATCCTGTTCGTGTTCCAATTGCAGCTGTTGCTGGTCCATTTGAGCGCCTGCTGTGATGGTTGCAATCCGTTCCCGAGCAGAATTATTGATGTTGGCCATTGCAATGTCAGTTGCATTACGTTGGTTGTCAATACTTGTCTGTGTTTGGTACTTGGTTTGCAAGTCAGCAACCTTTTGTTGCAACTCAGCGACCCGAATTTGGTATTCTTGCTGGTCTTGTTGCATTTGGGCTTGCAGTTTGGCTTGTGACTCTTGTGCTTTACGTTGCGTTTCAGCAGTTTGGGTCTGCACCAAAGCTTGCGCTGTCGGATCTTGCATCGCAGCTTGTTGTGCTTTCGACTGCTGCATTTGTTGGACCTTCTGCACCATGTCTTGCAACACGGGTTGGATGGGCTGGAACAATTGTTGCGAGTCTTGCGACACCAATTGAGCTGCCAAGGCCAGTGCTTGTTGGGCTTCAATGTCCAAAGCACGTTCTTCGTGCAGTTTGAAGGTGTCTTTGCCGCCTGCTGCCTGGGCAATTTGGGCCCGCATCGATTGCAAATAGTGCAAAGTCAAATGCTGTTTGATGTGATCCAGTGC